GTATGACTAATCCAGCCTTTGCTCGGATCGTGTTTGATAGAGCAGGAGCTCAGGCGGCTCGTCGTTTTCGACAACCAAAGGTGATGTTATCACTTGCGGCTACTATAACCTTAGTAATTGCAGCGTATAAAATTTACCGATCAACGAAGACTATACAAGGTGCCAATCAATCCAAGGATTCGGGTCACAGACCAAATCCTTCCAAACATGACGATACCACAGAAGCAGTGTGGTATAAGGATGAATTTGAATTGACAACAGCTGATGTTACAAGAGCAACTCTCTCTAGTAAGGGACTTCCGTTTGAACAATTAACGAGTATTTTACTCAAAAATTGTGCGTCAATTATTGTTGAAAGACCTGAGGGAAAAGAGCGTAAGAGTAAAATCTTTGCTATTGGTGGCCAGGTTTATATCACAAATAATCATTGTTTGCCTACTGATGGCAATCTTTCCGTGGAATTAACACAAACTAATTCGAACACTGGTGTTAATAGTAACATCCGTTTCACGTTGTCTCAGCAAGATATATTCCGAAAAGAAGATCAAGATGTTTGTTGTTTTATAATTCGGTGTCTACCACCTAGAAAAATATTAACACAATATTTTTGTGAAGATTCTTTTGCTGCGAATACACATGCTTTTTATATATCAAAAACCATTCAGGGTTGTGATAGAATTACGAAAGTTAACAACATAAAAAAGAAGAATAATATGCACATATTAGCTTTGGGTAAGAATATGGATGTATGGACAGGATTCGTGTTACCTGGGGAGGAAACCCAGATTGGAGATTGCGGTAGTATTCTATTAGCTAAATCAGAGCTAGGATACTGCATTGTCGGGATACATATGTCAGGTGAAGAAGATGTCATTGTGGCAAAAAATGTATCACGTTCATTAATTTCAGAATTTGTTGAATTCGGCAAGCAATACTTCATTGGAGCGAATCCACCTCTGATGCAATCGGAGAACGAACATCCCATTATAACTACCCTTCATAGTAAATCTACTATGCGTTATATTCGAGATGGGAATGCCAACACTTATGGTTCCATCAGTGGGCACCGTGCACAACACAAATCGAGAGTCGAACCTACAATAATAGCTGAAATCATGCAAAGCAAGTATGATTATGTTACAGATTGTGGAAAACCAGTTTTCACTTGGGTGCCATGGAGGAACGGAGCTTTGGACTCCCTCAACATACCAAATAACATTGACACTGTTATTGTTGACAAATGTGTTAATTCTTTTTTGAAGGATATTCTCACATCACTTACGGACGATGACTTGCAAAAGGTTCATAAATACGATCTATTTACTGTTGTAAATGGTGCCCATAAGGTGAATTACGTTGATAAAATCAAACGTAATACATCTGCTGGACATCCATTCAATAGGAGTAAGAAGTATTACATGAAACCAATTCCACCACAGCATGATCTTATGGATCCAGTGGAAGTTGATGGAGAGATTATGCAAGTGTATGAGGAGATGCTAGCACGGTATCAATTAGGAGATCGAGCTGGCTGTGTGTTCACAGCTCATCTAAAGGATGAGGCTTTGCCTCAACGAAAGATTTTGGCTGGAAAAACACGAGTGTTTTCAGGAGCAAATCTCCCTTGGACCATGTTAGT